TTCACCATTGGATCTGACTACTCTAGTCACAGTACTGACAGATACACCAGACGCATCTAACGCCACAATCTGTCAGGGCTACATAAAACTTGGCGACGGAAGTTACAACCTGGATGGATCAGGAGGAGATTTCCAATTAGTAATTACTGTAGGTGGGCAGACAATACAGCCCTCTCCACAAGTCGTTACATTTGGCACAGAAGTACGTTCCGCGATATGGACTTCACAATTTCCAGTACCGGCAAACGAAGAGGTAATACTTAGAGTATTATCTCCCAATGCCGCTGACACAGACGTAGACGTAACTGCATATTTATTCGACGCAACTTCAGGTGATACTCTTGCAATCTCTACAGATACAGCTGCTGCCGATAATTTTGAGACAATGCTTAATGGTACAGGAGGCAATACACTAAGCCTTGGACAGCTCGTTATAACCGCGAATGCGGCTGGTGGAGCAATTGATATTGATAATATCGGAGGACCAGGTATTGATATTGACGGATCAACGCATGGCGTGCTGATAAATGGAGCAGGTGGTGTCGGGCTGCGAGTCGAAGGGAGTACTCAAGGTATTTACGCGATAGGTGTTACTGGTTTTTACGTGTATGGATCGACTGACGGTTTATATATTGACGGATCGTCCAATATTGGTTTATATGCTACTGGTGGGACTTACGACATCAATGCGGACATACAGGGATCTCTTTCCGGTTCGGTTGGGAGTGTCACGGCAGGTGTATCGCTTGCTGATGATGCTATCACCAGTGCCAAGTTTGACGAGAGCACTGCTTATCCGCTTAAGTCTGATGATTCAGGCGCTACTCAGGTCGCTCGTACAGGGGCGGACAGTGATACGCTGGAGACTATCAGTGACCAGATAGATGATATTGACGAAGAGGATATACAAGCAACTGTCGCGGATATACAGTCTTCGGTCGATGTCATGCAAGACGATATTGACACCTTAAAAACTCAATCGGACGCTCACTCCTAATGTCAACAAATTATAAAAAAGATATAATGAGTTCTTTCAGAATAAATGCAGACGATAACGTTCGTAAATCTTTTGTTTTACGCTGCGAGGGATATACATACAAAGAGATTGCTGATATGCTGGGATTCAAGTACTCTCAGTACGCTCACAGATGTGTTAAGAGGGCTTATAAAAAATTCTCACAAGAAATGCGTGAAGAAATGAAGAATGCAGCACTTGCGGCAATGCAAGCTAAGTTACGCGAATGTAATAAAATTGCCACAAAAACAAAAGATCCTAGTATAAAACTTAAAGCTGTTGATACATATCGCAAGCTAATGATCGAAATCAATAAAATCTGTGGCAATTACGCACCTGAAAAAAGCGAGATGGAGATCAAGGGAGAGCCAATTATTAAACTGGTGGACAAGGAGTGGGACGAAATACTTTGAATGAAGTGGACAAGAACCTGATAAGAGAAAGACCTCTTTTTGGATCGGCTCGCACAGGACTCTTGCCGAGCAAGCACTTTGAGTTGCTGGTAGAAGGACCAGCGCGATCCTCAAAGTCGTTTAGTGCTTTGTTAAAAATGCACATATTAATGTCAAATTATCCTCATTCGAGAGGTTTGATTTTGAGAAAAGTCAGATCGTCGTTGGCACAATCAACGCTCCAGACTTTCGAAGACGAGGTGTTACAGCCCGGATACTATCTGATTGCTGACGGTCCCACAAGAGAAGGCAGGAGATCGTACAGATATAGAAATGGAAGCGAGATTGTAGTAGCCGGATTGGATAAGCCAAGTAAAATTTTGTCAAGTGAATATGATATTTGCCTAATCGATCAGGCCGAAGAAATTGAAAAAGAGGAAGACATAGAGCTGTTGCTAACTCGTATGTCTTGCAATCACATTAAAGATAAAAGCGGGAACGCATGGCAGCAAGTAATTTATTTGTGTAATCCAGCCTGGCCGGGTCACTGGCTGAACCAGAGATTCGAAAAACAGAGTGAAAAAAGAAAAAGAATATTTATTGGGCATAAATGTAATCCAAAATTTTGGCAGGAAAAAACACAGCACTGGACTAACTTGGGCAAACACTACTTGGATAACTTAAAGTCCACTATGTCAGGAGTACAGTATCAACGCTTGTACGAAGGGAAGTGGGCAGCTAGTGACAAACTTGTGTATCCTGAATTTGAAGTCGAAAAACATTTGGCAAGAGAGCTGCCCGAAGTTGATAAAGTCGTTGTAGGAGTGGACTTCGGTTGGAGGGATGGTGCGGCGGTGATAGTAGCATTTCACAAAGATATTATGTATGTAACCAGTACTTATGCATATGCTGAAAGGCAGATATCTGAGTGGGCGGATATACTTAAGACTGTGAGAGACAGGTATTTTTGTAGTTTTAAAGTCGTATGTGATTCGGCTGAGCCGAGAAGTATCGAACAACTTAAAAAAGCTGGACTGAATGCAGTACCAGTTAAAAAAGGACAAGATAGTGTCAAGACAGGAATCAGCCTGATAAAAACGAGACTTAACGACGAAGGACTTTTTGTCATGTATGACGCATGCAAAAGTCATTGCGACATTTTAGCGAAAAATAAAGTGCCACAAACAATTACTGACGAATTTTATAGTTACGAAAGCGATAAAGAAGGAAAGCCTATATCAAAACACAATCACTTGTGCTTTGCAGCAGGGACAAAGATAAGTACTCCAAACGGTTATAAACACATCGAAGATCTTAAAGTGGGAGATAAAGTCTATAGTCATTTAGGAATTGACATAATTAATGCTTCTCGTTGCAGTGGGATACGTAATGTTATGATATATAATGTAGGTGGTAATAAATTGGTTGCCACGGCAGATCATCCATTTTATGTGGATGGACATTATAGGAGTATATTATGTTACAACATCAAGATAAACTCGGATATTTTATCGCTACAGATGATAAAAACGTCAGGATGCAAAGATATGTATGGGAGTTTTATAATGGGATTATCCAAGAAGGATATCACATACATCACAAAGATGGCGATAAATCTAACAACGATATATCAAATTTCGAATGCCTGCCAGCATCAAAACATATTAGACTACATCAGAATGGACAAAAACTTAAAGACTTCATTGAGAAGTCTAGAGAATGGCATAAGAGTGCTACTGGGATCGAGTGGCATAAAAAGCATGGATCTAAATCATGGCAAAATAGAAAACCAATTACAAGAAAAAATGCTAAATATTGTTCAAATAATTGCAAATCTGAAGCAAGAAGACAAAGTGGAGTTGATAATATTAAGAAGAATTGTGTTGTTTGTGGAAAAGATTTTATCGCAAGTAAGTGTTTATGCAAGAAATGTTGCTCCCGTATATGTGCAGGAAAACTTGGCAGTAAAAATAGATACTCAAAAAGAGAAGAAACAGAAAGTATATAACTTAAGTACTTTTTCGGGGACATATTTTGCGGAGGATATTTTAGTTTCTAATTGTGACGCTTTGCGCTATGTAGTGCTCGAAGAAGACAAAAAAAATGAGTATGTATTTGCCATGTCAAGCGATATAGATTATGGTGAAGATTGGAATGATAGCATATGGAGAGATCTATAAGTGTTCAATAAAATAAAGAAATTATTTTTAGCTGGCAGGAGAAAAGAAAGTGACAGTTGGAATGTTGTTTTCCCGAAGTTTGAAGCGATTAATCGATCCAAAGATCTATTTAAGCCTTTCAGCTACCAAAATGCTGTAGAAGTATATCGCACTAATTCTATTGTTGCTGGTTGTGTAAACTTGAATGCCAAAACTGTCAGTTCTATCCCAATGAAATTATTTGTGTATACTGGCGGGCGAACTTTTAAAGAAATGGAAAAAAGTAAGCTCTTTAAAATCAAAAAGATAGATCGAAATACTCACGCCTTTTTAAGTGGAGACCTGTCAACTCAACCAAGTTATAATGTCCACAAAAAATACATTGATTATTCAGGTAGTTTTGTGGAAGTTGAAGGCAGACACCCGGTTCTTGAGTTGTTGTCGAAAGGAGCGGCCAGATACAGGCAGTCAATTACAAACGGAGTTTCGCAGACACACGCAAGACTGGTTGATTTACAGGTTATAGGCTCATACTACTTGCAGGTTACAAGAGATAAAATGGGGATACCTATCGACTTATGGAACGTTCCTGCACAATATATGGAAATAGTGCCTTACGAAACAAATACTGATAAATTGATCAAAAAATATCGTTGGGGCGACGGCGATAAAAAAGTCAATTTAGATCCTGACGATATTATACATGCCCGCTTCTACAATCCTTCAGATCTATACAACGGGCAATCACTTGTAGAGCAGTGCTGGAACGCGATTAATTTCTTGTCGTATTTCGATCAGTATTCCGTTAGCACTTTTGCTAATGCCGGTCACCCACTTCTTACTGCCAAGCTCGACGGAGCGAACGAGGACACTATAAATCGATTTGAAAAGTTATACAAAAAGAAAATGCGAGGAATGAAAAGTGTAGGAGGTATGATAGCTCATAACAATGATATTGAATTCAAGTCGTTGAGTGTCAATCTGTTTGATAAGTCTCTAGCGCAAGTTTATGAAGATAAAGTCACTGAAGTTGCATTCACTTTTTCAGTTCCGATATCCAAAATCAGATCTAACGACAGCAACCTGGCTAGTGCTTTTGTTAACGATCAAGCGTGGCACAAAGACTGTATACAACACCTCTGCAAGTACGACGAAAATACACTGAACGAGGGACTTGTGCAAGGCATGTTCGGCCTCGAAGATCAATTCCTTAGCTATATAGATATCATTCGAAAAGACGCAGAGAAAATCGAGAACCGACTAGTTACACTTATGCAGGCTGGCATTATAAGCAAACAAAAAGTGCGATCCGAATTGGGATACGACGAGGAGGACGCTCCAGAAGTTCCAGATCAATTGAAAAATTTTGCACAAAACGAAGAAAATGAAGAAGGTGAAGAAGGTGAACGAAAGCCAAGAGGCTCAAACTTCGAAAAAGACGAAGAGAAAAAGTCAGAACAAAATGAAAATGAGGAGAAATAATGCGTATTTATCCACAAAAAAACAACGAAAAAGTAGAAGTTAAAGGATATGAAATCGGCACTCCTGTAGATATCGAAAATAGATCAGCTATCTTCGAAATCTCAAATTCTGTTATGGACGACGATAACGAAGTGATCAAAGTGGAAGGAATGGACATAACGTCAGTTATGTCAGGCAAAAGAAATGTGTCTTGGATAGGACACAATCACGAAAGAGAAGCTGCTTTAATCGAGGACATTTCCCGTTCTGACGGGAAAATTATTGCAAAGATAAAGTATCCGGAAAGACCGACAGAATATCCAGAACAAGAAGCATGGGATCCCGACATAGCTTACTGCAAAGCTAAAGTAGGATTCCACAAAGCTTCAATTGACTATATATCACTTGATCGAAGGAAGCCCACGAAACAAGACATAGAGTTATATGGCGAAAACGTGGAACTCGTACACACAAAAACAAAGCTAGTTGGCTTTTCAGTCACTTCGCTTCCTGCAAACGAAGACGCTCAACTTCTTGCGATTAAAGCACTAAAAGAAAACAAGATAGACAAGGACGAATTAAAACTTCTTGATATTGATATAGAAGAACAAAATTTTTCAACTGGTGAAAAATTACAGAAAGATTTAGAAGAAGAATTGAAAGAAGAAAAAGGAGGAGAAGAGGAAAAGAAAGTTGAAGGCAAGCCAATTACTGCCCCGAGAGAGGAAGAATTGGAAGAATTGGAGAAAACACAAGAAGAGCTTGAAAAAGAAGCACAAGAAATCTATAAAAAAGTTAAGAGTAAACGCAGCGTAAAACGCTATATAAAAAGATACCAGTCTCCTGATATTGTGAGGAAACAAATTACTGACGAAGTGAAAAGGAGACTTGCAAGAAAACAAGGAAAAGTGTTTTTAGATTAGTGTTTAGAGCAAATAATGTCGTTCCGAGCCGGATAGCCAGCAAGAGGCAGAGCCGGATAGAGACATAAGTTTGAGGGGACACACATAATAGGATAAATGAATATGGAAATTACACGTAAAGAATATGACGCTCTCACGAAAGCAGAGCAGGAAGTACTAGACAAGGCAGGAATTACGATTGTTGAGGAAAAAGGACTGGAAGACAGCGAGGTTAAGTCAATCGTTGACGAAGTTCTTGAGCCGGTGAAGAAAGAACTTGACGAGATTAAAGAGAAGCAGATTGTATTTGCACAGGCTGCACAAAAACAGCCCGAATTTGATCCCATTGAGATCGGTGGAATCAAGATCAAAGAGTTGGCTGGAGCAAAACTGACTCCACGCGAGAAGCAGCAAGTTACCACTTATAGTGGTTACGTGACTGCCGCAGATGGAGGCAACCTGATGGATCGAAGTTTTCTGGACATAATCGTTCAGCACGCGATTCTAGACGACCAGATCCTCAATAGGCTGAATATCCAGCGTATTCCTCGCGGACGTACACTGATTGTCCCAACGGACAACCTGATGCCTTGGAACCTGGGAACTTCAGAAGGAATTAACTCCGAATGGGGTTCAGAAGCTGCACGAAAAGAGCAAACTAAGATGAGCGTTGGACAGGTCAGCATTTCTCTTGAGAAGGAAAATGTGCTTGTACCAGTCTCAGATGAATTGCTCGAATATACTGCTATTCAGGTCGGTCAATACGTTATGAAGAAAAGTGTTGATTATCTCAATGGCAGATTGCTGCACGCTATCACTGTTGGCGGTTCTGCTGCTGGAGGTATTACTCCTATGCTTACAGATCCTTCCAGAATTGTGGTAAACAGAGCGAGTGCCAGGAATATCGTCTGGGAAGACATTGTTGAGATGTACAAGCAAATGTGGCCTACTTCTTTGGCAAAAGGTGCTTTTTGGATCTATAACCCGCAAGCAATTGGCGAACTTTTGAATATCCAAGACAATGCCGGTCGTTTCGTTTTTGTGGGTCCGACTACAGATGTAACTGCCGCTCCTAGCGGAAGGCTTCTCGGTCTGCCTATCGTTCCTTGTGGATATTGTCCGCAGGTCGGCCAAACCGGCGACTTGATGCTGGTTGATGGCAATCAGTACTTCCTCGGAGTTACTGAAACGAAGCAGTCAGTTTCCGAAGATTTCGCCTTCGATCAAGATGTGACTACTTTCCGGACGGTGCTTGCTGGAGCTGGAAGATTTTGGACCTCTGCTCCGTATACTGCCGGTACTGGAGATCAGTACTCGTATGATATCGTGCTTGGTCCCGCTACCTCAAGCAGCTAAGTAGAGAGTCGCGCCCCGCAGGGCGTGTAGATAGCAACTAGGGTGGATGTTGCTCCTTGTAGAGGCGGGGGGACGAAGCAGGTTCCCCCCGCCTGACAAGGATAAAATAAGGAGTTTTTAAATGAGTCGAGAATTGTGGTGTCCATACGTAGGCAACCTGACTGTATATGTCACGATCATACAGGAAAGCACAAATTACGTTTACGATTACGTTAACGCTGGATATGTGACAGAGAATATAGATAACTGGGCCAACTATGCATATCCACTCGAAAAAACTACTGAAGATATGTGGTCGGTTGATATGCCAGCTAGTCCAAATGGTTGGTACAAGTTCCTTTACAGAGTATCAGACACGGAAGGAACTGCCGGTGCTTACATGCCAACTATTTCTGACATTATACTCAGATCGGAACGACTGTTTTGGTCGGGCAGAATTTTAATCCCTTCTTCACCTGAAGGGGTGACACCGCCAACGTTGACTCCGTATGCGTTATGCACTCTAAATCAAGCAAAAAGATACCTGAATCTGTCGTATACAGGCACTGCGTATGCGGACTATTTACTAATCGATATCTTAAATTTTGTACACTCTAAGATAGAAAAGGCGGCTGATCGCAAACTTTATTTGAGGGACTATCGTGAGAAAGTCAAATTTGAACCTGGAGATGAACTGGTGTATCTATCCAACTGGCCGATTCATTATATCAAGCGAGTTGGCATGGGCAGAGAAAGAGGCTTGACTATAACACATTCTGGTGATGATTTGCGTTGTACAGTCGGTTCCAGATATACTGACGGGCCAAGTAATTCACAGGTCGGAGATGGAGCATTAATAATACAAATTATTGATATTAATGGTGAAGAAACAGTACACACATTAGATTTTTATACATATAAGACGTTAAATTCGTTGGCTACACATATCAACGATACTATAAGCAATGTAACTGCTACTGTAGTCACTAATGCTCCGTCTATCGACTTGTGGGACTGGTCAAATGTCGATACTACAAACGTATCCACAACTCTGGAAATTATACAGACTTCCACAGTTCCATATCAACTGATTGGGAACTATGGAGGAGTAAAGTTGAGGTATAGATTAGGATATGCTGGATTGAGTAATATCTGCGATTATGCACTTGTGGAATATCGAGGTGGATACGACGAAAATACGTCAGAATACGATTTTATGAAACACCTGGTTTTAGATTGTACCAGATTGATCTATAGCAAGATAGGCAAAGACGCGATGTTAAAAAGCAGACAGATTGATACAGGTGAAGGACTTAATGTCGAAAGCTATTTTTCGGATACTGACATTGATAAAACGATTTCGGCAAAAATTCAAAGTATGAAAGAATTTGCACTTGCGGAGTAAATAAATGGCCTGTTATTTAACAAAAGATATTATGCTGCTTTACACACGCAGTTATTTACTGGTGAAACTTACTAACGACGATCCTACTGTAGATCCGCACGACAGCAGTAATATCGACGATGATGTTTTAAATGAGATTATGGAGAGTAGTTGTTATGATGTAAGTTTGTATTTAAGAGGCATTTATTATGATGGTGAGCCTGGAGACACACCTACAAAAGAAATTGTATCATTAGCTGCCAGGTTGTGTAAATGTAATTTGTGGGGGAGAACGGGCCAGGAGCCTACGCAGATTACTGAAGAGCGAACGAGAATTTACGAGCATCTCCATGAACTTGCGAGTAAAAGCAGCGACAAGCTTAGAGATCAAACGTGGAAGTCAAAAGTGAGTGATTCTAACAGACAATGATGGCTTATATACCGCAAAAAGAATTAGACAGAGTTAGACGAGAGATTTTAAAAGATATCGGCGACGAAGTTTTAAAAAAAGTGAAAGAAAAATGTAAAAAGGAAGCGTATGACACTGGCAGGTTATATAATTCAATAGAACTTGAAATGACAACTGATGGTTTTATAGTTGGGAGTCACGAGCCTCACAGTTTATATGCTGATAACAAAAAGAGAATTTTCGCTCCAGATAAAAATGTGGAGCGAGGCATTGATAATGCCTTAATTTAGGAGTTTAGAAAAATGGCATACACTACATACAGCGGTCCTTATTCCGCCACGTATAATGAGGTTAGTATCGGGCAGTCAAAAGATGGTTTTACT